GGAGTAGGAACTTTTGGAGGAGAATATTCCGGGGATGATGTTGTAGTTAACTTTTATCCAGATTCTAATTTTATTGGAGATATACAAATTAATTCTTTTAGTGAGTGCTTATACAATAAAGTTGATTTTATCAATAAAGCACCAAATCTAATATATGGTAATTCTATAGAAACATTAAATACTGACTCATACTTAGCAATTAATGGAGATAGAATTAATAAAGAAGATTTCATCTTAAGATCAAATAATACTCCAATTTTCGCAAAATCATTTAATCCATCAAATAATGATATAGTTAATCTTTCAACTGGATTATTTTCAATTGATAATCACTTCTTCAGTAATAATGAAGAATTAATCTATACACCAAAATCTACTTTTGTTGGTGTTGGATCAACTCCAATGACGTATAAAAATGGTTCTACTATCTCAGAACTTCCCTCACAAGTTTTTGCAATTGTTAGTGATGATAATAGTTTTTCAATATCAACAACTAAAGCAGGATCGGCCGTTACATTTACATCTGTAGGTGAAGGAAATGCTCATGAATTTGTAATGGCAAAGAGAAATGAAAAATCTATCATTGCTATTAATAATATCACACAATATCCAATTGCCTCCACTAAAATTGTGCAAAGTTTATCTGGAAATGGTGGAAGTATTTCAACTACAGCAACTATCTTCACTTTAAGTGGTATTTCAACCATATATCCTCTTGATATATTGAGGATTGATGATGAATACATGAAAATTGTTAATGTTGGATTTGGAACAACAAATATTGGACCCATTTCTAATATTGGAACAGAATCTTTGATTGAAGTTGAAAGAGGGTTTATTGGATCATCTTCAACATCCCATACAGACGGTACATCATCTAAAATTTATAAAGGATCTTACAATATTGCCAATGATAGAATTTTCTTTACAAAAGCACCTAGAGGTAACCCTAATGTCGAAAGAGAAAGTAATAATTTAGTATTCCAAACATCAGATTTTTCTGGTAGAGTATTTCTTAGAAAAGACTATACTACAAATACTATTTTTGATGATATTTCTGATGAGTTTACTGGAATTGGAAGAACATTTACACTTACTGTAGGTGGAGCAAACACTATAGGTATTGGAACAATTGGGGGAAATGGACTGGTATTTATCAACGGAATATTTCAAACACCATCTGCTGCAAATAATCCAAATAATAATTTCAATATTATAGAACAAGAAACTCCCATAGGAATAACATCAATATTATTCAGTGGTATTAGGGAAGATGCATCAGACTCCAATAGTACCATTATTAGTGAATCTGATATAAATCAAAATCAAATTCCTAGAGGAGGACTTATTGTTTCTTTGGGATCAACTGGAGGACTTGGTTACGCACCTCTTGCTGGTGCAGCAGTAACTGCTGTCGTCGATGCTACTGACGGTTCAATTGTTTCTGTTGGACTCGGATCTACTGATATTAATGGTTCTGGATATAATGGAATAGTATCAATTGGGATAAGTGTTTATGAAGATGATCATATTGGAGATGTTGCTGATATAACAGCCAATATTGGAGCTGGTGGAACACTAACATTTACTGTTGGATCTGGTGGAACTGGATATTATAATCCAAAAATATTTGTTTCCGAACCAACATATGAAAATCTTGAAATTGTAGGCATTTCTAGAATTGGTGTTGGGGCGACGACTGATTCTGGAGTTGGATTATTATTAGATATCAATGTTAGTGCAAGTTCCACAACTGGTATTGGATCAACTTATTTTGAGATCTCTGACTTCAAAATAAAAAGATCTGGATATTCATTCAGAAAAGGTGATGTATTTACACCAGTTGGACTTGTTACTGCTAAAGATTTAGCGTCTCCAATCTCAGAATATCAGTTTACAGTTTTAGAGACTTTCAGTGATAATTTTGCTTCTTGGCAGTTTGGAGAACTTGATTATATCGATTCTGTTAAAAACTATCAAGATGGAGAAAGAATAAGATTTCCACTTCTTTATAATGGTTCAATATTGAGTTTTGAAAAACCTGAAAATTCTATAATAGAACTTCAAAATACTTTAATCATCATTATTAATGGAATTATTCAAGATCCTGGTTCTTCTTATCAATTCGAGGGTGGAACTTCATTCTCATTCAGTACGGCACCAAAACCTGAAGATCAAGTTGATATTTTCTTTTATAGAGGAACTAGAGGTCAAGATGATTTACTTGTAAATAATGTTATTCCAACACTGGAAAAAGGTGATGATATTAGAGTGTATAAAAATCCCACAATTCCGGAAACTATCACCCAAGATGAAAGAACACTTTTTGATATATCTTTTTCTGATAAATTTGAGACTAGTTTATATGTTGATCAAGGTGTTGATCAAATTAATCCTAAACCTATGTCATGGGAAAAACAAAAAACTGATAGAATAGTTAATGGAGATTTTGTTTATAAGACAAGACAGTCTATAATTTCTCAAATTTACCCAACTGCCAAAATTATTAAGGACATTACAGATTCTGATAATAATATTTTTGTTGATGATATAAGTAATTTTGATTATGATCTTGATTCTGACACCGCATATACTATGAGTGCCATTATTATTGATGGTAAATTGGATCCCTCACCTGCTAATATTACCGCATCTATTGGTGTAGGAGGAACAGTTTCTGCTCTTACAATTGTAGATGGTGGCAATGAATATGTAGGATCGACAGTAGATATTAAGTTCCAATCACCACTTCAAATTGGCGTTGGAATTGGAACTACTGCTCAAGCTACAGGAACAATAACTAATGGGGTAATTACTGGAACTACGATTACAGATCCTGGATTTGGATATACTATAGAACCCAAAATAATTACACCTCTCCCAGATTCGAATATTGAAAATCTTAGTAAAATCGAATTTAGTAAAGGATTTTCTGGAATTGTAACAGGGATAGGAACTACTTCTGGATCTGGTGGACATCCACTAGCACTCAAATTGTTCCTCAATACAGGAACAGCAAATTTTGGAGATGATTTGAAGGTTGGATATCCAATATTCGTTAAAGACACTATAATTGGATCTGGTGTTACGTCAGTGGATAGTTCAAATACTTCTGTAGTTGGTATTGGAACTACCTTCTTAGATAATATTTACTATATTCATCAATTATCCCGTTTTGGTGATCATGTTGGTATCGTTACTTGCAATATTGATTCTGGAACCGATATAACAGGTCTTTCTACAAGTGGAGATTATGTTGGTGAATTTTCTTGGGGATTATTTACATCAATTACAAGATCATCTACTCCAATTTCTATTGGTGTTACTGGAAAAACTGTAGATGTTGGATTATCAACATTTCCAACAATTCAGAGAAGGGGTGAAGGTCTTAGGATTACTGGAGCACTTCCAGAAACGATACAGGGGGAATAATCAATATCTCAATTTTATTGATATAAATATTTAAAAAACTGCGTAATATGTCTGCTATAATAACAGATCAATTTAGAATTGCTAATGCTAATAATTTTATAGAGTCTGTGTTGAATGATAATAATAGTTATTATATATTCTTAGGACTTTCAAATCCCGGAACAACATCTATTCCTGTAGGATTTGGTAGGACTTCAGCATGGGGAAACACTCCATCAAGTCCACCAAGTCCTATTGATAATCAACAGTACTTAAGTCATTATAGAAATACTGCACTATTTGGCAAAAAATTAAATAGTTCGAATATTAGAAGAGTTGTAAGAAAAATTAATTGGACCACAAATGTTCGTTATGAAATGTATCGTCATGATTACAGTATTGAAAATTTAGCTCCAATTTCTCAAAGTGCAAGACTTTATGACAGTAATTATTATGTTGTTAATAGTGATTTTAAAGTTTACATATGCATCTATAATGGATCTCATGGTGATATTGGAGGAACATCAAATCTAAATGGCAATACATCTCAAGATGAGCCAACTTTTACAGATTTGGAGCCATCTGCTGCAGGAGAAAGTGGAGACGGATATATTTGGAAATACTTGTTTACTATATCTCCAAGTGACATTATTAAATTTGACTCTACTGAATATATTGTTCTTCCGAGTGATTGGTCAACCTCAACCAATTTCCAAATTCAATCTGTAAGAGATTCTGGTGATTCAACAATAAATGATAATCAAATAAAACATGTATATATTGAAGATGGAGGAGGTGGTGTATATACTGCAGGTACTTATGATATTAAGGGTGATGGGTCGGGAGCAAAAGTAAATATAGAAGTTAATACGTCTGGAACTATTATCAAAACAACAGTTGTTTCTGGTGGCACTGGATATACATTTGGAATTGTTGATTTTGGACATTCTACAACAGACACCATTTCAAATCCAGCAAAACTGATACCAATTATTCCTCCATCAAGAGGTCATGGTTATAATATATACGATGAACTGGGATCAGATAAGGTGCTTGCATATTCAAGATTTGACGATTCTACATTGGATTTTCCGACAGATACAAAATTTTCTCAGGTTGGAATTATAAAAAATCCACAAAACTATAGTTCTACAAGTGTTTATACAGCAAATACATATTCATCATTAGGAGCAATTAAACTAACATCAAATTTTAACGATAATCCTACTATTGGTGATAAAATTGAACAATCTACTTCAAATGGCACTATTGCAAGGGGATATGTTGCATCATATGATATCGAAACTAAAGTATTAAAATATTATCAAGATAGATCTCTAAACTTTGCCAATACTTTAGATCAAACTGATAGAAATGATGTTACTAGTAAAGCAAATATTATTAATTTTGAATCGTCAGCAAATACGATTTCTAATGCAGCATATGTAGCATCAGTTGATACAAATTTCACTGGAATTACGACTACAGTTGGATCTAAAGAAATTAATTTGGGTGTTACCTTTTCATCAGGTCTTGCTAGTCCTGAGATAAATAAAAATACGGGAGATGTTATTTACATTGACAATCGTTCTATTGTAACGAGAGACTCTAGGCAAAAAGAAGACATCAAAATTATTCTGGAATTCTAAAAAAAATGTCGCAAAAAACAAATTTAAATATCAATCCATATTATGATGATTTTGATTCGTCGAAGAACTTTTTAAAAGTACTATTTAAGCCAGGATATCCTGTTCAAACTAGAGAATTAACAACCTTACAATCTATACTTCAAAATCAAGTAGAAGATTTTGGGAGTCATGTATTTAAAGAAGGATCGATGGTGATCCCTGGAAATATTGGTTATGATGGACAATTTTATTCTGTTAAGGTAAATACAACTCAATTTGGAGTTGACTTATCAGTATACATTGAGAATTTTATTGGAAAAACTATAACAGGACAAGTTTCTGGAGTTACTGCTAAAGTTCAAAAGATAGTTTTTCCAGAAGAAAGTAATGAAGTAGATAATATAACTCTATATGTAAAATACTTAAAATCGAATGAAAATTTTGAATTTTCGCAGTTTGTTGACGGAGAATTATTATCTACAAATGAAAATGTTGTTTATGGAAATACAACTATAAATGCAGGATCACCTTTTGCATCTACAGTAAATTCAAATTCCACTAGTATTGCATCTTCAGCATCAATTGGAGAAGGAATATTTTTTATAAGAGGATATTTTATAAAAGTTTTATCACAAATAATAATTTTAGATTACTATACAAATACCCCATCATATAGGGTTGGATTAAAGATTGATGAATCTCTTGTTAATGCAAAACAAGATGAATCATTGTTTGATAATGCAAAAGGATTCTCAAACTATGCATCACCAGGAGCAGATAGATTAAAAATATCCCTATCTCTTACAAAAAGACCTTTAACAGATACAAATGATACTGATTTTGTAGAATTGCTTAGAGTCAAAAATGGCAAAGTTAAAAAAATTACGACTAAGACTGATTATAATAGAATTCGTGATTATCTTGCAGAAAGAACTTTTGATGAATCTGGAAATTATACATTAAATCAATTTGATTTAAATTTAGAAGAATCTTTAAATGATTTATTGGGTAATGATGGAACTTTTTTCGGTAATGAACTGACAGACCAAGGAAATGTTCCGACAGATAATTTGGCAGTACTGAAAATATCACCAGGAAAGGCATATGTGCAGGGATATGATATTGAAAAAATATCAACCTCTATTATTGATGTAGAAAAACCCAGAGATATTGCAGATATTAAGAATACTACAGTTCCATTTGAAATGGGAAATATACTAAGAGTTAATAATGTAACTGGATTAGCAAAGGTAAGAGAAACAATCGATCTTTACGCACAATTTGGTTGCTTAGGAACTAAAATTGGAGAAGCAAGAGTATATTCGTTTAGTCTAACTGATGCAGCATATTCTAATGCATCATCTAGTTGGGATTTAAGATTATACGATATTCAGACATATACAAGATTAACATTAAATCAATCTGTCTCTTCAGATGAAATAAAACAGTCATTCTTTGTTAAAGGGAATAGCACTGGAGCAACAGGATTTGCTACAGCAGATGGATCATCAAATCAAATATTTTTAAGACAAACTTCCGGAACTTTTGCAAAAGGTGAAAGTTTAACTATTAATGGAGTACAATCTCCAAGATCTATAACTGAAGTTCGTGCATATAACACTCAAAATATTAAGTCAGTAAAACAAACAGCACCTTTCGGCGGAAGTAATTTTGAAGCAGATTCGATTTTGGATAAATTTAATTTTCCAGGAGCAGTATCTGAATTAACAATTACTGCATCTGGGGCAGGAATTTCTACTGTAACTTCTCCAGGTAGAACTTTTGTTGGCATTAGAACTGATACTGTAATTAGATATCAACAATCTGGTTCTCCATTAGAATATTTTAATAGAATATCCAGTATTGCAGCAGATGCATTATCATTCGAAATTTCTGCATTATCATCTGTTGCTGGAGTATTTAATGGAGCACTTCCAACATCAGATATTCAAGTTAATGGATTTTTAGGAGCACCAGTAGTAAAAGGTTCAGGAACTTTATTTGCCCCTCTATCAGAACCAAATGCATCTAATATTGATCTTTCTAGTTCTCAACTGTTCCTTATGGAGCAATTGACTGGAAAAGATGTTGATAATTCTGACAATACTATAACTATCAATACTGCTGATGTTCCTGGAATCACTGATATATCTTGGGTCAATTTTGATCAAGAAAGATTTAGTGTTGGATATGTTGGAGGAGGTATAGGAACGATTACTTCAGATGCATTCAGTATTAGTGGAAATACAGTAACTATTAGGGGTCTCGATAGTACACTTTCAACTGCTGATACTGTTGTTAATGTAACAGTATCAAAAGGAAACATTCAAAGTAAAGTTAAAAGTTATAGTAGAAGTAGAACTTTATTAGTGGGTGGATCAAAATTAAAAGAATCTGGAAATGCTGTTGCAACGTCTAAAAATGATGGATTAACATATAATTCATATTATGGATTAAGAGTTCAAGATGAAGAAATATCATTAAATTATCCAGATGTTGTCAAGGTTCTTTCAATTTATGAATCTTTAAATGAATTAGATCCAACATTAGATGTAATTGGTTTTCCTGTTATATCTAATGTTGGATCTAATTCATTAATTGGTGAAAATATTATAGGGTCTTCAAGTAATACTATTGCTAGAATTGTTACTATCGAATCTGCAAATACATTGGGAGTTGTTTATTTAAACGAACATAAATTTTCTTTAGGTGAATCGGTAGCATTTGAGGAATCAGAAATCAATTCTCAAATTGATTCTATAACAAAGGGGAATTATAGTGATATAACAGAATCATATGTATTAAATAAGGGACAGAAAAATCAATATTATGATTATTCAAGAATTCAGAGAAGAAAAAGTATTCATGAACCATCTCGTCGTTTATTGATAGTTTTTGATCATTATACGGTCCCAACAAATGATACTGGAGATGTATTTACTGTAGATAGTTACGATGCAGAAAGATTTTCTAAAGATATTCCAAATATTGGAGGGTCTATTAGAGCAACAGATACTTTAGATTTTAGACCTAGAGTGGCAGTATTTAATCCTGCAGTAACAATTGATAAATCACCATTTGATTTTAATGCCAGAACTGGGTCATTTAACACTTCTCCATTAAGACTATTAGCTCCAAAAGAAAATGCAATAGTAGATCAAAGTTTTTATCTTCCAAGAATGGATAAAATTTATTTGGACATTCTTGGCAATTTTGTTGTTGAAAAAGGAATATCTTCAAAAAATCCAAAACCACCCAGTAAAAAAGGAAATTTCTTAGAACTTGCAACAATTTTATATCCTGCATATCTGTATAATACATCCAATGCAAATATTATCTTAACTGATAATAGAAGATACACCATGAGAGATATTGGTCTTATTGAAGATAGGGTTGAAAATTTAGAAAGAGTGACGACATTATCACTTCTCGAAATAAATGCAAATACTTTGAGAATTCAAGATAATGAAGGTAGAGATAGATTTAAAAGTGGTTTTTTTGTTGATTCATTCTCTGATAATTCTAAGTTCGATACCTTTCTTTCAACAACTTTGATTGATCAATCTACTAGAACTTTAAATCCAAATATTAGTAGAAATTCATTAGATTCTCTAGTAGCAACTTTAGATAATTTATCACCACAAGAACTAGACTTAAATGATGATAGTTTAATTTTATTAGACCCTGCAATTCAAAAAACTGGTCGAGCATTAACTCTTGCATACAATCAAGTTGATTGGTTAGAGCAACCATTCGCAACCAAAGTAGAAAATGTAAACCCTTTTAATATTGTCGTTTATAATGGTGTAGTTCAATTACAACCAGAAGTCGATAGTTGGACTAGAACAGTTCAATTGCAGGATGTAAATGTAAGCAATAGATTTAGACAAGAAGTCAATCTTGTCAATAATTTAGATCTTACTCAAAATAGATCTTTAGTTCTCCCATTGGCTCCAAGATTTAGAGGAGGTGGAGGTAATATAGGTAATACATTTAGAAATTTTGCTAGTGGACTTAGTGGCACTACAAGTGCTAGTAGTACTGCAAGTGGTAGTTTTGATACTGTAGATACATTTATTCGCAATCAGGTAGTTGGCACACCTGATGAAGAATTTATGAGGTCTAGAAATGTTGAATTTAATGCTTCTAATCTCAAACCAAACACAAGATTTTATCAATTCCTGGATGGTAATAGTGGTGTTGATTTAATTCCTAAGTTAATTGAAATTTCTAACAATAGGCAACTTACTGGAAATGGAGCATCTGCTACATTTAGTATTGGAGAAACTGTAATTGGAACCGTTAATAATCAAGAAAGGATAAGATTTAGAGTTTGCTCTCCAAATCATAAATTTGGATCTTTCAATTCACCAACATCAATTTATAATCAAAATCCATACGATCCAATAAATTCTATATCTAGTAATTATAGTTCATCATCAAGTATTCTTAATGTAGATACTGCAGCACTTGCAGAAAATTCTCAAGGAGACTTTTTCGGATATCTTGAAAAAGGAATGCAATTGGTAGGACAAAATAGTAGAGCAATTGCATTTGTGAAAGATATTAGATTAATATCGGATAATTATGGAGATCTTATTGGTTCTTTCTTCTTAAGAAATCCAAATGGAGCACCAAGACCTAATGTAAGAATATCTACAGGAACAAAAACTTATAAACTTACGTCAAGTTCTACAAATTCTCCTGGATTGCCTGGAAGTAATTCCGTCTCTTTTGCGGAAACAAATTATACTGCAGTTGCAACTTTAATTAACTTCCAAGCTACGGTAACAACAAATACCACAACTACCACAATTAATAATACTATAAATGCCACTGTTGGGGGAAATGTTGAGGTAGCATATTCCGATCCTCTTGCTCAAACATTTACTGTTGGTGGAAATATTCAAGTTAAGTCCGATATTGATACAGATGATGATGTGAATGGAGCATTTTTAACCTCTGTAGACTTGTACTTTGCATCTATTGATAGTGGTAATGCACCTATCACAGTTCAAGTTAGATCTACATTACTAGGAACTCCTACCTTAGAAGTTATTGGCAATTCATCAGTAACTCTTAGACCTAGATCTGTTGATGAAAATGGTGTTGAAACTCAACTCATTCAAACATCGGATACCGGAGAAATTGCAACTAATGTCAAATTCCCAGAACCCGTTTTCTTAGCACCGGGAAGAGAATATTCTATTGTTCTAATTTCTGCACAAAGTGACGAATATGAAGTGTGGACTGCGGTTATGGGAGAAAAAACTGTTAATACACAGTCTCTTCCAGATGTTGATCAGGTAATCTATACTCAACAGTTTGCTCTTGGTTCATTATTTAAATCTCAAAATGGTTCTATTTGGACAACAGATCAAAATCAAGACCTTAAATT